ATCTCGAGGACCGTGTGCCGGCGATGCCGGTAGAGCGAGGTGGCGAGGGTTGCTGCAGTTAGAATCAGCATGAATGTTAGAATTTATGGGTTTTAACTTTCTGTTACGGTAGTACCACCACTAGAACCTTGTACCGACATACTGAAACCACAAGTAGCAGCTACAGCAGTAGACAAAGCTTTACCGGCTAATCTTACCATAGACTTAGCAGGAACAACGAAAGGAACATTTCCTGGAAAGGAGAATGAACCTGCATTGGTTCCACCGTTACCACCACTAGCAGCAACTACGTCAGAGTCTTGCTCTACCAAAGTTACCTTAGCAATAGTTCGCCACGATTCAGAGTTAGCTACACCAGAGGACTCAGCATGAGCCACCTGAAGAGCAATCTCAGCCGTACCCTGACCAGCAGCAACGGAATCTACATCATACCAGAAGCCGTGTATATAGCCAGCGTGACCAGCAGGAATTTTCCAAGTACAGTTACCTGACTCTTTAGAACCTGCATCAATGACTGCATGAACACCACCACCAGTTACATCAGCAATGGTGATAGCACCAGCAGCAGCAAGTCCAGTACCAGAAGTAATAATTTCAGCTTTCTGGATAAAGGAAATATTCTGCTCAGTTATTTCAACTTCAGTCGTACCATTCAAGGTAATCGTTTCGGTTGCTTGATTAAAATCGTCATCAAGATAGGTGACTTTAATAGTGTTAGCACCCGTACCTACAGGACTACCATCATCATCAGTAGATGAAGATACAACATCAATATCTGCTCCAGCAATAACAGGAAGAACCTGATCGGCATTGGTGTTGCAGATTGTTTCAAAGGATGTGCCAATAGTAGCGTTATCAGCATAGGGCTGTATTAGCTCTACATTAGTAACCGTATCAGCAGCAATCGCTAGGGATTGGATATTAGCAATATCAGTCATAGTATAATATCCTTTCCTTAAGAGGTTTTAAATTCGACACAACACTCAGGACGAATGAAACTATGGCCCATAGCGTACTTAGCCACAATCCACCAACCTTGGAGTCTAATGTCGTATTCAGTTTCAACTGCCAGATTCAACAACTTCACGGTAGCTACTGCTGACTTGTGCATAACTAATGCCTTAGTCGTAGAGAAATTAGCTTCATGAGTTGTGACTCCAGTAGAATCACTGACAGTAGTAATAGGAAGATTGTTAGTTTTCACAATGTGAATACCAGCTACCTTCATGACTTCACCTTCAGCATACACACCTCTTCCACCCCAATCACGGTTGATCAGGTCAGTCGTTTCTGCCATGAGATAATACTGGGCAGGACGGAGATACATATACCTATCGTTTTCAGGAACATTATTTTCATCCAGTTGTTCAGCAGCATCAAACAAGCCACCACCAAGAGTAGATCCAGATGTTCCATAAGAAGCATTAGTAAGTACAGATCCACCGTTACCACTCGTAACGAGCGTAGAGGATCTAGCTCCTAACACACCTTCTTGAAGTACGTTCTTATCCCACTGAGTACCAAGAATGATACCAGCTTCTTTAGCATAAATAGAACGTACATCATAATGATTCATAGCTTCGTCAAGATTATTGACAAAGTGGTCTGCAAGTAACAGACCGTCAATAGGAATGACCTTCTCATTCTTATTGATTGCCGTACCATCAAGTTCAACAGCGGTAGTAGCAGTACTGCCTGAACTATTCACATAGGCATATTCAACTGAAGCAGTTTTCCACACGAGGGGAAACTGAGCACTGATGCCTGAACTGATAGAACGGATAACGTGCTTGTCCATCGTAACACTCGCTTGCTCAAAAGCGGTCAACACTTCACCAGCGTAGACCTTAAGAAACATAGCACTGGAATCACCAGCACTATTTTTTTGACCAGAGCGAGACATTACTTGGACGGGTGCTGTAGTTAGCGTAGTACCCATAGCAAGTCTCCTTTAATCTAAAAATTAATAAAAAGTATCTGTAAACACACACATGCTATACTTCTTCGTTAATCTTTCGACTAAAAGATTATCCACCTCAGCAGGTCTTTTGTCTACTTGTTTAATTACTCTATAGCTCGTCTTGCTATCTTAAGTTTGACCTAAAGTAAATACTTCAGATCTCTCAAGTTTATCCCTGACATCCTGTCTATAAGCCATGTCAGTTTCATATCTAGGATCTTTCATAGCCGTTGTTACTTCAGCATTACTACGAAAGACATCATTGTTATCGCCCATCCGCAACGGAGTATCTCCGCTGACAGTTTGGCCTTCGTAACCATTAGCTTTCTGGTAGTCAGCCTGAAGTCCTCTGGCAGTAATCCTGGCAAGCTCAACATCTCCGCTATTGACAGCACTGTCGTAAGCTTGGATTTTTTCAGGAGAATAATTAGCTTGAGCCCATTCCACCATGTTGCCATAAGCATCAGAACCACCTACAGAATCTTTTACTTGGTTACCTATTTGTTGACCCAAAGCTTTTACTCCTTCAATATAAGTATCAGCATATTGTCTGCTGATTCCAGCGTCTTCCAAGAGTTTATAACTGGCATCTTTTAAACCACCTGTTTCCATGAACTCCTTTTGCAGAACTTCCATATCAAAAGGAGCATCTTGAGAAGCTTCCGGGATACTTAATTCAGAATCTTCAGCGGGTTCAGCTTGTTCTGGAGAATGAAATCTACGCTCCAGTTCATCATAGCTATTTCGCCAATCTTCATCTGATTTAAATTTTTCTGGCCTGAATGTTTCGTCCTGTACTTCAGGTTCTTCCAGCGGGACTACTCCCCGGTCAATGGTATTCTCAGCAAGGGTTGCCTTCGATGCCATCTCCCTGTTGTAATCATCCATACTTTGGGGAGCGTCACTTTCAACTGTTATCCGGTTTGCCATATCGCTCTCCATAAGTTTCTTTTATTGTCCCGTTGGGAAGTTTGATTTTAGTGTAGGTAGAAGGAAGTCCATTCTTCGTAGCTACATTTGCTTTTTGTTCCATGATTTCCATAACCTTATCAACTTCCTTGAACTGGGTCTTAGATGTAATACTAGGTCCAGTTGGCTTACTCTTTTTCTCCGTTTTCTTATTGGTTTTTGGCATTTCCTGCTTGCTCCCTTATCATTTCGCCAGCCTGATTAACAGCATTAGGTGTCGCTGCCAACCCAGCCTGAGCCATCATCTGTTGTTGTTGTTGAGCTTGTTGCTCTTGCTGTACTTGTTCTTCAGTTTTAATCAAGCCCTTCATATCTATTCCAAACCCAACACCTAGTCTCTTGAGTGCATCACTGGCATTGGTATAGGTTAACACGGCTTCTGGACCAAGTATTGAGGCAGCAGTTTGCAGGAAAGTAGCAAGTTTGTTAGCATCATTGCCCCTACCTAACGCTTCAAATCCTGTAATGATTATAGGTTCGACAGCTCCTTCCGGTAGTTTGGGAAGTTTTCCCTCTCGTTCTAATACAGATATGATACGTTTAATGAGTGGTAACTGAAGCTCATGGGAAAGTAAACTGTAGATCCCACCAAGAGAAGTCTCAAGTTCATTCGCTAAGAACCTGATCTCTTCTGCCGTCACTCTTTCAGCATCCCTCTGAACACTCTGGTTCAAGAGGAAGGCTGCGGCAAGTCTTCTCTCAGTTTGATTTATAGTTTCTTGAGCTACTCTAAAATCATTGAACTTATCCATCTGTAGTACTGATACATCATCGGCAGATCCCTGCCTGACAGCTAAATTCGGAGCTTGAGAAATAGTCTTGAGTTTAGTTGTACCATTAGGTCTTACAAGGAAAATAGCCCTAGCTGCAGCAGCAGATCCTTCCAAGATAGCTTTAGATAAACCTTCAAGAGCCCTCAAGTCTCCCAAGTATTCCTCTACGAATCCTCTACCGTAGTCTTCACCATCAATAGTAGAGAACCTCAAGGCCAACCAGGGATTCTTATCTATAGGATAAGTAGAATCAGTATTAGGAATCTTCTTATCGTTGACTTCCTGATAGACATGAATCTTATCCTTCTTCTTTCTTATTACTGTATATAAATTAAGTTCTTTCTCTTGACTATCGGTAGTACCACCAGTTTCATTAGGAGGAGAACTGTCAAAGACATCCTTGTAAAGTTCCCTGCTCATCTTCTCCAGGACAATGATCTCAAGAACCTCTCCTTGAGGATCACGCCTGACACAGTACTGGTCTAAATGAAAGACTCTTATCTTGTTGTTCTTATCAGCATGAAGAAGGGCGTTGCCGGTAATTATAAGATGACGCAGGCATTCATTGAGAGGGACACGCATAGCCTTGGCTTCAACCTCATCCATGACTGCACGTTCCATAGCATTGAGTCCTTCTTCTACAGGAGCACGTTGAGCTTGCAGTTCCTGTAGGGTGAAGTCATCTATCTGAAATTTAAAGAAGGGGGAGTTAGGGGGGAAGAGGGTTAAAAGGAGTTTTGCTGAAAGGTTGTTTACCCCCCTAGCTCCGATACCCTGATAAGGAGTGGGAAGATCCTGATCAAGTGTATAATTTCTGGGAAGAATAAAAGGAATAGTTATCTCAGCTCCCTCCCATGCTCTGCTGAGATACCACTGTCTCCTCTGACATAATGTTGAATACTTCTTACTTATTGACGATTCATGTATCATTAGGCTATTTGTAGTCCTGTACTAGCTAGTTCACCTGCTACGCTATATGCGGTTGTCTCTTCTTGTTGTCGTTGTCTTAATGTTCTAGATTTTTTAATCTCTTGTGCTAAAACTGCAGCAGCTTGTCTGCCACCTGATCCTGTAACTGTGGCGGGTTGATAACTGTATCCTTGTGCTTCATAAGGTTGAGCACCGTAACCGAACTGGGAGTAATCTGGAGTTTCAGGCGATAATAGACCCAAAGCTACTGAACCCACTAGACTT